TTTAATACTGATACTACCCAACCACTCCATCCTACTGAATCCATAAAAGGTGCCAAAACTGTCAACGATCCTGTCGTTATTAATGCTGGAAACATCAAATAATCAAACTTCTGGTTTGTCACATGTTTTGATAGGTTAAATATATGCTTCTGTCCTTTTAAATAGGTTATTAATATGTCTAGTTCATTTGACAAACTCAGTTCTTTTGAATAGTGTTTGTTTAATGATCTTTCTACATCTTCGTATGTCAGTTTCTTAAACTTCTTTTTTGAATTCAACGTATTATGTTCAGACTCTACTTCAGAAAATTGAGGGGATGAACATAAAGACATAGATAATGGACTACAACTATAATAATTATCTATTTTTCCTTCTTCTTTATAACAATCTTCTACTGTATCATTTTTTATCTTTTCTAATTCTAAAGACAATTGAGTCATAAATTCATCTGGATTTTGATATAGATTTTCTAAAGATACTTTTTCTAAATCTCCTTTCTCTAAATCTATCACTTCAGACAACATTCCGACCTCTTCTATATCGTATCTATCGTTATCGTCTAATATTGATACCTCTAAATTATTTACGACATTCTCATTATCATTATTCTCTTCAATGTCTTGTTCTTCTTTCATATATACATGATAAAGAATAAAAACATAATTATTTATCTTATTTAAAAATTGAAGTTTTTAATAGTGTTTATTCATAATATTATTACTATAATGTCATTTGTATGTTGTCGTTGTAACGAACTCATTCTTAATAACCCACTTGGTGGGAAATACAATGGTATTATTTGTTTAGGTCACAGATCTTGTGTTGACTGTTGGTTTGAAACTACATATAAAGGTAAACGCAGTTCTGAATCATCTACTACTAAACAAATACCATTAGTAGATAAACCTTTTAAACAATGCATTGGATGTATTAATAACTTACCATTCGTAAGTACTTATAACCCTATAAATCTAAAAATTAACGAAAATATTATTGATTTAACTTAAAATACTGCTGCCATATCAAATATGTTTTCATCCATTTCTTTATTCGCTAATGCATATGCAGAATTTGTTCTTTCAAAGAAATTTACCTTTGTATCAATACTTATCAACTCCATAAAATCAAATGGATTTGACGAATTGTAAATTTTATTACAACCAAACTGTAAACACAATCTGTCACCTACAAATTCTATATATTCACTCATAAGTTTAGAATTCATACCAATTAATCTACATGGTAATGATTCCGTAATAAAAACCTTTTCTATTTCAACTGCTTCTTTTATTATTTTGTGTAAACTTTCTTCTGGCAACTTTGTTGTTAATTTTGAATACAACAATATTGCAAATTCTGTATGAAGTGCTTCATCTCGGGATATTAATTCATTTGAAAATGTCAACCCTGGCATTAATCCTCTCTTTTTTATCCAATATATTGATGCAAAAGAAGAAGAGAAAAATATACCTTCTACACATGCAAACCCTACTAAACGTGTCGCAAAATTACTAGATGTATCACCTATCCATTTTAATGCCCAATCTGCTTTTTTCTTAATACAAGGAAAATTACTTGTTGCGTGGAACAACTTATTTTGCTCTTCCTTTTCTTGAATAAATGTATCAATCAATACAGAATACATCTCTGAATGAATATTTTCCATCGCTATTTGAAAACCATAAAATGCACGAGCTTCGCTTAATTGAACGTCTGACATAAAACGAATTGCCAAATTTTCAAGAACTATTCCATCACTCGCTGCAAAAAATGCTAATACCATAGATATAAAGTATTTTTCATCTCCTGTTAATCTTGACCAATCTGTCAAATCTTTTGATAAATCTACTTCTTCTACTCTCCAAAAACAATCTACTTGTTTTTTATACATTTTCCATATGTCATCGTCTTGAATTGGAAACATAACATATCGCTCTTCAGAATCTTGCAATAATTCGTCCTTTGTAGTCTTAGTATCAACAAGGGGGTAGTCATTTATAGTAAGGTCTTTATCAGAAGTCAACATTCCTAAATAATATTAAGGATATATTTTTATATTTTTTCTAAATAAATATTCTATTGGGACTAAATTTTAACATATCTAATACCTTAATTGTAGTAGGAAACATTTCATCTCCATAAATATCCTGTAGAAGCATCCATTCAAATAATCCACCTGGATAGATATATAACTCATTTATTCCCAATAACAATAATTGTTCTACTTTTAAATCTACCTTATTATCATTCGTATTTTTTCCATATACTATTATTTTTCTATCTGGCACATTTATATTCTCCAGCATATCGTTTATTGTCTTTTCTTCATCGTTCGCACATATCGTACTTTTTATTAAACAGTCCTGTTCGTGAATATCTAATGTGTTTATTAAATAAAATCTAGAGTCAATCAATGCCTTTTGTACATCTTCAAAACTTATTTTTTCTATTTGTTTTTTAAAAAACCAATTCATTTTGTTTATTTTTGTAAAGAAACAAAAATTGAAATTTGTTCTTGTATCTATTAAAATACATTATCAAATTACAACTTCTAATATGGACTTATTTAGCCAGTCAAAACTTACTCGCTCTGAATGGGAATCTGTTGAAAAACCCATTAAAGATAACGAAAAACATATCTTAAATATTATTATTAAAGGTTACCATAATATCAATGTTGTGGAAAATCTTACCAAAACAATGACATCGCTCATTAAAATATCTCCTACCGATGAAATGAATATTTATTTATACGACAAATATTTTAAACCCACTATTGAATCCTCCATCAAGTATGCCCCTGATTATATACCTTTTCAAAAATTCCAAATTGACTCAAAGACAATAAGAAAACTCAAATCTGCTGACCTCATACGGATTCAAAACGTTGATGAAACAATAAACACCAACAAACAATTCATTTTTGAACATAGTTGTCTTCATTTGTGTAAAAATATAATAAAAAACATTAAAAAAAATATACCTTACCTTCAAGAAATTTATACTCTTATTCATTGGAATTCTCTTACCATACCTACTTTCAATCCTCATGTCAAACAATTCGTCCAATTATCCATTGACTATGCCAAGTTAAAAACACCTCTCTCTAATATATTATACAACTCACCAGACATTATAGAAAAAAATACTGTCTTATATGACTACGAAGATATTAAATTGTATCCACACCAAAAAGATTTATTCTTATTTTGCAAATCAAATTATAATCGTCCTAAACTTATTTTATACACTGCTCCTACTGGCACTGGAAAAACTCTTTCTCCTATTGGACTTTCTCAGGGTTATAAGATTATTTTCGTATGTGTTGCTAGACATATTGGACTCGCCCTTGCTAAAGCTGCTATATCTATGAACAAACGTATTGCATTCGCTCTCGGCTGCGAATCATCTTCAGATATACGCCTTCATTACTTTTCAGCTGTTGATTATGAAATTAATAAAAAATCAGGAGGCATTTGGAAAGTTGATAACTCAAATGGATCTAAAGTTGAAATCATGATATGTGACGTTCAATCTTATCTTTCTGCTATGTATTATATGATCTCATTTAACAAACCACAAGACATTATTACTTACTGGGACGAACCAACTATCACTATGGACTATGATAATCACCCACTTCATTCAAAAATCCACGAAAATTGGGAAAAAAATAAAATACCCAATGTTATATTATCTTGTGCTACTTTACCTTCACAAGAACTTATACAGCCATGCTTACAAGACTTTTGTGCTTATTTTGACAATGCGGTTGTACAAACTATCCACTCTTTCGATTGTAAAAAGTCTATTCCCATTATTACTACCAATGGATACTGTTTCGCACCTCATTTAGATGTTGATCCTAATGATATACGAAAATACGTCAAATATTGCCAACATAATAAAACAGTACTTCGCTACTTTGATCTTGAAGAAATTGTCCGTTTTATCAAATGGATTCATAATACAAATTGTATACCAGAAAGAATGTCAATTGAAGATACATTTGAAAATATAGAGGAAATAAATATGCATGCCATTAAAATATATTACTTAGATATTCTATCCAGAATCAACACTAACGACTTACATATGTCTCAACTTGCATTGGAACCTACTAGAATTTCCAAATTTGAAACAACCACTTTAACTCGTACACAAAGTCTACCATCATATTCTAATAAAATACCTACTTCTGTATTCACACGCAATTTCAGCCAGAATGATACATCTACGAATGACAACAAGTTGAATACAGCATTGAAAGGCATTTTATTGACCACAAAAGATTCCCATACCTTAACAGATGGACCGACTATATATCTTGCGGATAATGTTCTAAACTTAGCCAAGTTTTATGTACAGCAAAGTAAAATCCCAGATATTATCCTTTCTAACCTATTGGAAATTATACAAAAAAATGATATCGTTCAAGAAAAGATTTCACAATTAGAAGAGGATATAGAAACCGTATCACAAGTCAAAGATAATTCAGATCAATCAGGTCCTTCTAGTCAACGAAAAGATAAGAAAAATAATATACGACAAAAACAAGGCGACGAAAATACACAAGTATTAAAAGATAATGTAAATCATTTGAGATCTCAACTAAGACCTGTTTCTTTACAATCTATCTATATTCCAAATTCTCAAGAACATCAAAAAAAATGGTTTCCAACTCTATCAAAATATGCGTTTACTTCAGACATTAACGAACATATCGTAAAACGAATTATGGACCTAAACATCAATACCGCTTACAAACTTCTTGTTTTAATGGGTATTGGTGTACTTATCAAACAAGAATCTAAAGAATATGAAGAAATTGTCAAACAACTTGCAGACGAACAAAAATTATTTCTCATATTAACTTCATCTGATTTCATATATGGAACTAATTATCAGTTTTGTCACGGCTTCATTGGTAAAGACTTACATAATATGACTCAGCAAAAATGCTTACAAGCTATGGGTAGAGTTGGAAGAAACAAACTCCAACAACAATATTCTATCCGATTTAGAGACGATAATATGATTAAAAAATTGTTCCAATACGATGAACATAATACTGAAGCTATTAATATGGTTAAATTATTTGTACATGATGACTAATAATCACGCATAGATTCATTTATTGAACGAAGATGTTCCATATAATCTTCTTTACTCCAATCAGAATTACCTTCTATCTCCCAACTCATTCCATTGCCATTTTCTATTTTCATTACATTTTTTTTCCTCCCAACCGAACTATTAGAAGTTACCTTCTTTTCAGTTTTTTCAGTTTTTTCAGTTCTTTGAGTTTTTTCAGTATTAACTATTTTAGGCGTTTTTTTTTCATCAGGATTATTCCATGTTGTTTCACCTGTTATATGATTGAACCAATATGGTTGGTTGTATGTTTTACTAACGTATATTTTCCACTCCATTTACAAGTATATTAAATATATTATTTTACGGTTTTTTCAATTTTTCTCAAAATGCAGAAGTGAAAGGAATTTTGTTTTTGCCGATCATAAAATTCCATTTTTTGATTTTCAAATTTACATTTTAAAAATTATATTTAGAAAGTTAAAAAAAAAATTCCCCCCCCCCTTCTCAAAATTGTTGTTTTTACAAAATATTGACTCTCTAAAAAATGCATGAAAAAATGTTCAAACTATAATAGTTTATTATGGTCGGAAATAACAAACTATTTTTGACTCTCTAAAAAATGCATGAAAATTTTACAAAAAAAACTGCTTTTTTTTGACTCTCTAAAAAATGACTAATATATTTTTGGTGGTATATATGTTTGTAAATATTGTAATATCATTAACATAATTGACTCTCTAAAAAATAAGGTTTTGTACAGTTATAAATTGTACGAAAATATCATATTTATTACTGAGTTGTGTCTATAAAAATATACATAGTATTCTGATATTTTTATAATATTTTCAAATGTCTCAAAAAAATACAAAATATTTTGAGACTCTCTAAAAAATTTCTCAAAAAAACCATGTTTTTATTATCCTTGTTTTGTAATAGTAAAATGCATATATAATCTAGATATCAAACTCAAAATAATTTGAGATGTCCCAAAATAAATTGAGACTCTCATAAAAATTTCTATGTATTTTGCACATTTATAAACTAAAAACGTCGGATATTTATAATATATGTAAATTTGTAAAATGATTTAAAACTGCACATAATACCGGGTTTTTCTCTTGCAATTCTGTGAAACTACATAATATTGACGATTTTGTCAATGAACATGGTAAATTTCCAGACAGTGTCGTTAGTTCTAGACAATATGCGTGGTATAAATATAAAGTTGAACCAAACGAGATATTACATTTGATTATTTTGAGAATTATAACAAATAACAAGAAATGAGATCCCAAAAAAATGTCCTTATATTTTAGGGAAATTCAAAAATATTAACATAAAACTGATATAAAATGTATTACATGTATAGTTTTATATATATAATTTATAATTTATTTTAGAAAACTCAAAAAAATTATATTTTTTCGGCTCTCTAAATAATTTCTAACTTAGGTTATATAAAAATGACAATGAGCTGCAGTGTATGTAATATAAGTTTTACAAAAAAAGCAAACTACGATAGACATTTAACATCTCAAAAACATCAAAAACGAGAAATGAACAGTAAAGCTATGTTTCAATGTAAAAATTGTTATAAATATTTTTCATCCAAACAAGGCTGTTATTCTCACGAAAAAAATTGTAAGATATCACAATGTCCAAAGGTAATAATAAAAGATAACAATGATGAAAAAAAAGAAATGCAAATGCAAATACATAAACAACAACAAGAAATAGATAATTTAAAGATAAATCTACATTTTTTATTAGAAAATGGAATAAACAATACAACTAATAATACAAACAACACAACAAATCATATAGAGACGCAAAATGTAATTGTAGTGAATTCATTTGGAAGTGAAAATACAGAATATATAACAGACAAAATAATAAAAAAATTAATAGATTCACCATATATTTCAATACCTAAATTAATCGAGAAAATCCATTTTGACCCAGATCATCCGGAAAACCATAATATTAAAGTAACAAATAAGAAGTTAAATTATGCTGAAGTAGTTAGAGATAATAAATGGGTAACAACAAACAAAAAGAAAGCGATAGAAGATATGATTGAAAACGGATATAATATTTTAGGTGATAAATATACAGATAACATAGATAATATTCAAGATGTAAAACAAGAAAGATTTGAAAGTTTTCAAAAGAAGTACAATGAAGAAGACAAGGATTTAATGAAAGATTTAAAAGAGGAGGTGAATGTTAAATTAATAAATGGATCAAAGGATGTCCATAATAAATGATTAAGTATCATCAAAAGTAATCGTACATGGATATTTTAAAAAACAATAATCTCGCCATGTACTACTATTTGGATTATTAGATTCGCACCAATCAAACAATATTTTATGATGTAGGGTTTTTACTGGAAAGGGAGTCCATAATTTATGTTTGAAATGAATATATATATTCATTAACGCCATTTCATTCGTTTTACATATAGGATATTCTAGGATTCCACGAAGGAGAGTGTCCTTAGATATGGTATTCAAAAGATTGGTATCATATAGCCAAATACAATTTAAGAAGTATTGTTCTGTCAATATAGTATGAACATTAGTTTCTAATTGTAATTGATAAATTAGGTTAGGTTTTGTTTGAGTGATTTGACTACCGAATAATTTATCAGGATTAGGAATGACAAAATTTCCACCATCACTCGGTGCAAGAAATTTGTTTTTCCAATCTAAACACAAAATACTATTGTGTACGTTGTCTAAAACACGTAATCCTGCGTCTAAAAATACTACTCTTTCCCAGCGTAAAAAATATGTATCAAATACATGGAGTTTTTCCCATTGGTTTATTTTTGTAATTTCTCTTCTGTCAATTGTGTCGCTAAAACTATTGTTTTGTAATACTTTAACTAGTTCATATTTTTGTTCAATTTCTGGAAAGCGTTTTATAGTTAAATTATAAAAATCAACAAAAGTTTTATTAATATTTGGAATGTTCAATAAAATTAATACTATATCACCTGTCCATTGTCCAGTAGAGCGCAAGTCAATAATAGTTTTTTTAGCACGAAATAAATATTGTTCGTCTGTAACAAGTGTAAAAACAGTTTTAGTCATTTAATTATTTATATGTAAATAATTAGTTTATATTTATTATTATGAAACAACTATTTTAAATGTTCCACTTCCGACGGTAGACAATGAATTCGCTGTAATTGTAACATCTTTTGAATTGCCGATTGTATGTTTTAATTCAATCATAAATAAAAATCGTTCAATAAATCCATCAGATGACGAAAACAATATACCATTCGTAGCATAAATGTTATTACCGTTTATTAATATTTCTCTAATGTCTGATAGTAATATACCGCTAAAATCGTAATTAATTTGGGAGCCATTTGAAATTCCATATGTTAATAGGTCAAAAACAAAAATTTGACCTGGATAATATTCGGGATCGGTGGTACGGAATATTATTTCTATTGAAGGAATAGTAGTTGTATAGTTTATTCTGAGCTTGCTTTCTACGACAGAGTCTTCGCCTATATTGTATTGATCATCAATTTTCAATACAGCTGTATTTTTAGATTCAGTGGTTGCGTTATTACTTAATGATATAGTATAATCAGTAATAAATCCAACTACAAAAGAGCCTTCATACTGGTTTAAATCTTCGTTGAATGGAACAATGGCAGTAATATGGTCATTTAACCGTTCACGAGGGTGTTGTCCAGTTATAGTGAATGGGACACTTGTACCGTTTAGAACTGAAGTTGTATTGAGAATAATACGTGTTGATTTCTGTGTATTTGAATTACTATTAAGAAGTGCATTTTCAAATTTAATCTCATATTTCATAAACAAACTTGTATCTGCAATTGTAATATCTATTAAAGAAACAGGCAAATTAGTTGTGGAAAATAAAGTTAGTCTCATTGTTTTAGGACCATCTGTTATTTTATCTTCAGATACCCGAAAAGTTTTTGTTATATCACTTAAATTCCATTCTCCATTTAAAGAATCTAATCCATCTAGATCAAAGACGTCTATTCCGCTTATAACATAAGGTAATGAAGTTAACCCTGGTGGAACACCTAGTGATGTAAGCATAATCGTAAAAGTTTCACCTTCATTTACGCTCATCTGAGTAGATGTTAAATTATAAATTTGTGCTTCAGTAGTATCATTTATATAAACAGTCTCTTGTATACTACTTAAATTTGTATCAGTCAAAGCGATTGTGAATATTTTTCCTCCGTCTAATATTAAATCGGATGCCACTTGAAAAGTAATTGAACCTGATTCTGTACCTACTATAAATTCACCTTGAGTTGTTTCAACATTAATTAAATCAGCCAATGAAACTCCTGAAAAAGAATAAGGATATTTTTTACCAGTTGTGTCAGATAATCTAGGTATTAAAGTGACAGTAAATGATTGACCTTCATTTACTACTTCTTTGTTTGTTTTTAACGAAGGTAATGTATTATCATTGAAAATTATATTTAATGATGAATCTTGATAAGGAGGGTTTAATCTAAATTTAAATATTTTAAATTCATTCGTTTTACAAATAAATCTGAATATATTATCATCATTTGTAAAAGATTCATTGAACAATATTCCTGAAACATCCAATAGACTAACACCAGTAACTTCATATCCAAGAGTGTCTACTGTTTGATAATAAGGTATATTTGGTTGTATGACCTTTATACTAAACTCATCATTATTTTGAACACCTATCTGACTAGGTATGATAGTTGGATATTCAAATCGTATTTCTTTTATTGGAATGTGATAATCACTTCCATCATATGTTATACTAGTAGGTATTTCTACAAATAAAGAATTAAACAACAAATTATTGTATCTCACAAACCCATCTTTAACAATTGTTCCGTTTTTAACAATAGAAGAAAGGTCATTTACATATAAATTATAAGATACATCTACATTTACATTTATAGGATATATGTCTACATACTGAAGATTACTATCAAAATATTCTTGTATAATCGGTTCGTTTGAAATATTACGAAACTGGTAATAAATACCCAATATTGTAGGATCATCTATCGTTATTGTATTTAATATGTTCATATTGCTTAATTCTACTGTACTAATTTCAACAACATTATAAGTTGTTATATCTTGAATTATAGGTATCTCTATAAAAATGTTTTGATTAATTCGTCTTCCATTTAAAAATACAACACTTTCGTTGTAATTAAAAAATACAATAACATTATACAATGTATCGTATATTAAGGGTATGTTAATTTGGTTGTTTATAGCTAGTTGTCCGCTTTTTGATATATCTAATGATAAAATATCATTAGAATCGGTCGTATTATTCGAAATTTGTAATAAATTATGTAAAGTATTGTCTCCTGATTCGGAATATATTTGATTAGTTAACTTTATATTAAATATAAAGCAGTCAGATATACTAATGTTGTAAGTTTCTATATTTTCTGTATTTATATGTTTAGAAATTTTAGTATTTGTTTTATATTTTTCGTATTCTCTTCTTTCAATATCATATATTATTTCAATATCTGGTAGTGTTATTGGTTTATTGTAAATACGGAGATTTCGTAATAAGAAAAAGGGATCGTTATAAATAATTACATTATCAGTTGGAACGTACTCTTTTATTTTTTCATTTATAGTAACTTCATTTATTTTAGATTTATTTTTATATATGGATATCTTTTTGTTTTGAAATGTAAATGTTAATAATGTTATTTCATTTTCATTAATTTGCATTTCAAAAACATGTACAGGAGTGTATAGATTTTCAGTTTGTATTCTCACGAATAATGTAAAAAAATTATAATACTGTTTTAATATTACTATATCTAATTTATTCCCGATATTTATAACTTTCTTATTTTCTAACACTTTAACATTTTGTAAAAATAACCAAAATTGAATAGTAAGCATAGAAGTTATATAGAAATTAGAATCGTTCCATTCTTCCCAAGATATATTAGATATTGTGTTATTTATCGTTTGCCATTCATTTATTGGGAAGAGAGGTTTTTTCATTACATTGGAAGTTTCATAGTTCTTAATAAGAGATATACTTTTTATCTCAATTGGTGCTGCTTTTCCCTTTTTTTGAATTTTTACAGTAATTTTTTGTAAATTATTTGAATTATTATTTGTAAATATTAAAGAAACGTTTGTTAAATTATTTTGAGAAGACGGCGCAATCGTTTCTAGTACACCACTGTTTACAAGAAACGTTTTTTCAAAATATACAGAAACCATATATTCGGATATATGTTCAGAATACAATGAAAATTGTAATTCGTATTCACCAATAAGAAAAGGTTCAATCGTTTGAGAAATACTTGCGTTTTCTTCTTTAAGTTTAACAGAAAGATTTTCAAAGGTATAATTTCCATTCCATGAATTAGAAATCAAATCTGAAGAAACAGTAGTAAAGTTTCCATTTTGTAAAACATTTGTATTTTGAGATGGAATATTTCCAACCGAAAATTCGAACATATTTGAAGAAAAATCAACCAAATCTTCTACTGTTCTGCCATTATTTATTGTCTTATATTTTGTGTCAAAATAACCCTCATATGTTTCACCAACGTTGACAAAACTTAAATCATAAAAGGCAATATTAGTATTAGAAGGATATGGTATAATTCTCTTTTCTTTCGATACTGTATTCGTTAGATGCAGATTA